TATCCAGGGATTGACTCAAGAATTGTAGCGACTTGTGGTGAACATACGAGGAAGTTAGCACCACCACGAAGTGTCTTCTGGTGGATAACGTTTGATACCTTTTGGATCTTGGTGCCAAGTGTTTGGAACCAAGTCTGTTGGTTGAATGCCGCAGCTGCTGCTTGGTTTGTTTGATAATCGCCAAATAAACCTGTTGTTGCATCATAAGCACGACCGATACGAGCTGACCATCTTTCTGTTGTCTGAGCATTCTTGATAAGCATATCAAGGATTTCAAGATCGATTTCTTGTGAGATGTACTCAGAAAGCATCGATGTCAATTCTGCTTCAGCGTCGATTGAGTGGTAAGCGTTCAAATCTTGAGCGAATTCAGGAGTCCAAACTGCCTTCAACTTACGTGTCTTAGCAACGATTGACTCTGAACGAAGTTCAAGATTGATTTCTGGAATTGCTGTTGTATCTGCAAGTGCTGAACCTACGCCGTCTTCGAAGTCACCACGGGTGATTGATGTTGGTTGCTTTTGATAAGAAACTTGAACATTAAGACCTGTAGCGGCTGCTGAAGAAGCTGATACGATAAATGTGATTTGTGAGTTTGCTGCGTTTGCGGTTGTATATTGTGGGAAATAACCCATAATTTTTGAACCAGAAATCTTGAAAGCACGAATACCTTCAGCATCAAATCCATCAATTGAAGCAGAAGCAACTGTGATAGCTTTGATATAACCAGCGGCAAGGTCAGCTGCAAAAGAAGAACTGAACTCGGAATCAAACTGAAAGAGTGATGGAGTTGCAGCTGTTACAGATGATGTTGCAAAAGTTGTTGAGTTTGGTGTGCTACCTGTAGCTGTAAGAAGTGCTGATTGTGTATCGTTTACAGAATAACCGAAACGACCAGCACCATAAAGACCACCCGAAGGATCTACACCAGCTGCATCCTTACCAGTTACACCGAATACAGAGTCAGCTTGTGAATCCTTACCGGCACCTGTTGCGAATCCAGGTTGTGCTGTTCCATACTTGAAGTCAAGGAAGAACACGAGACCTGAAGGAAGGTTCATAGGTTGAACTGAAACGAAATCCTTTGCTGCGATTTCAGAAAAGATACGACGAACAAGTGGAAGAGCAACGCCAGCCCATTCTTCTGAACCAGCTGCTGTACCTGTACGATTTGACTCTTCAATAAGTTGTTTTGCTTGATTTTCGAGAAGAACTGCAATAGAATTCTTTTCATAATCAGTTTTGATACCGTCAAGAAGTCCTGTCTTTTCCCACTTCTTAACTGTACCCTTGTTTTCATTCATGAGGTTACGATGCTGAGCAGTCGTTGAACCCAAGATATTTTGAATACTCATTTATTTATCTCCGATAAAAAATTTAAATTAAACCTGCTAATTTCTTAAATCTGTCTGCCACCATGTCTGATTCTGTGAGAATCTTCTTAGATGGACGTGTGCTTGCCTGTGGCTTACTTGCAACGCGATTGAATGATTCCTTGAGGGACTTCTTAGGAGCATTTGGCTTTTTAGAAGACTGACCCTTGAGGGCTTCAGCTAATGTTGCATAAACCAACTTAACTTCGCGCAAACTACCTGCACGGTCAAAGTTTTCAATAACCGTCATCTTTTGTGACTCTGTTAAAGAGTGAGAACGGAACAGCTTATTTGAGAATAAGAGCTTTGAATTAAGAAGATTAACTTCATTTAATTTTTCACGGAGAAATTGAATCACGGCATAAGCTTCTTGAAGATCTTCTTCGGCTTTATCATGCTTTGGTGTTTCCTCTTCTTCATGAATTTCTTTTTCTTCTTCATCTTCTTCACGGAGTGCCCTGATAATTTCTTGAATATCAGCATCATCAATATCATCACCTTCCGTCATTTCTTCTTCTTCCTCTTCTTCATTTACCATCTGAACAAGTTTTTCTTTCTTGTCTTCGGTGTGGTCATCAGAGGCAGATTTTGAAGGTTGCTTGTTATCACCCTTTCCAATTTCAGATGAATCGAGTTCTTCTTCGAGTTGACGGATGATTTCCATAAGGTCTTCATCAATTTCCTCTTCCTCTTCCATCGGCTCTTCTTCTACAGACGGCTCTTCAGTCATTTCTGGCTCAGCTTCCATTTCTGGTTCTGATTCCATCTCTTCGTAGTCGTCTTCTTCGTCATCATCTTCTGTCATGAAATCTTCATGTACTTCTTCGTCTTCACCGTAAGCTTCATCCCATGATTCTTCCATTTCAGAATCGTGACCTTCTCCTTCTTCCATTTCCTCATGTTCACCTTCGTGCATTTCTTCATCACCTTCAGCTTCTTCAGAAAGTTTTGTTGAAATCATAGATTGAATACGCGGAGTGAAAGCTTCTTCTAAAGCCATCTTAGCATTAACAAGTGCGACTTCACGAACTGCCTTTGCGTCTGCGATTGCTTCTCTAAGTAAGTCTGTCATATAAATCTCCAAACTAATTTCAGGGTTATTGATAACACCTATCAAACAATAAAAATGATATTGACTCTATAAAAATAGAGTATTATAATGATAAATATGTATAATAAAACAAAAATCACATAAAAAGTTAATCTTATGTGATTTTTTTATTATTTTTTATAAATATTATATTATTTCGTTGTCTAATTTTCTTTGTCTTTTAACCGCGGCATTTTTTTTATCTTTTCGTCGTTCTGATGGTTTGATATACTCGGTTCTACGTTTATACTCTTCAAGAATACCACTATCTTTTACTTTTCTTTTAAATATCTTCAACATCAAGTCGATATTCATTCCGTTTCCCTTGACCTTAACGTGTGCAGTTTTTGGTCTAATACTATATGTCTGTTCTCCCATAACCTATTTCCTTTTTATTTATTCTTCTTTGTCTTTAATTTCATAATATTTACTGAGTGTTTCGCCCATTTCTTCATACAACGCTTCCAACCTTTGTTGTAATTGTGTCATCTCTTGTGCTGTTTTTTCAAATAATTTTAGAGATTCGTTTAGTTTCTTTGAATGTCTGTTCAAAGTTACTTTATCAAACCAATCACCGGATTCATCAACAATATTCTTTGAAGCAAATTCAACAATTTTCTTTATTTCACTAAATGTTCTTTTTAATTCATCTTTACGGTAGATAGATTTGCCATATTCATTAAATTTTCCAATAGCTTCTACATACTGTTTCTTTTCTTCTGGTGTTAAAATTGGTGATTGTTCTGCTTCTTCTTTTTCTCCAGTGTTTTCATTTAAAACATCAGAGACGGCAGTGGCAACTATTTTTTTTAATTCAGATACTGGTATCAATGATTCTATTTTTTTAGGAAGGCCTTTATGTTTTGTACCCGCAAATTTTTCAAGTTCCTTTTCGGACATAGAAGCGGCCACTTGTTTTACGTTCTTACTTACTTTTGATGCAGGAATTTCTCCACGTTTGTAGGCAAGAACAAGTCCCATAAATTTCTGTTGTTTTTGACTTAATGCTGGCATTATTTATCTCCATCAAATATACATTCACAAACATTACCAATCTCACAGATAATGTGTGTAATATTTTCGTGTATTCGTTTAACTTTTGGATCAATTTTTTTTACTTTTTTCAAATTGAGGCTTTCTTTTATAAGACCTTCACCAACAACTTCACCACCACCGGCAGGGTACATAAATGCACCGTGAGTAGATGGGTTTGACACAAAGTCCCAACCAATCAACTCAAAGTCATCTTGAACTTCAACTGTATTTTCATTTACTTCTTTTACCGAACCCAATCCTCTTGATGAAATACCAAGACGTATTCCGGCACCAAGAAGGTTCTTTAGGATGTTACCAGATGGAGTTGGTAAAATTTCAACCTTACCAACAACATCGTTACCTTTCCAGTAACATTCTAAAACATTATGGGAAACATTACGGAGATTAACAACAGATGAATCTGGATGGTCAAGTTCCCCAAGAGCTCTTCTTTCTTTAATTTGATTTTCTTGATATTTTTTTACTTCACGGATAAGAATTTCTTTTGGATATACACGACCGTTTTGATTTTTTGCCTCTGCACGCTGAAGAACACCTGAAACGATTAATTTTCCGCCATTTGATTCCATAGACTCATGTAATTGTTTGGGGGAAACTTCAAAAAGAATAGTGTCTACAAGTAATTGTTTCATTTTAAGCACCTAACTCGTTTATTTTCTTACCAATTCTGTTTAGTCTTTCACCGATTTTTACGAGACGACTATGTGATGAACGCCAAAGAGTTCTTTGGTCTACTGCCATTTCTGTTTTGAGACGAAGGGCATGACCTACAGCTTGTTCTACACGAAGAAGTGCCTGATTTAATTCTTTAATAGAATTATTTATCTTTTCGCCTGTTGTTCTTGTTTTATCACCTTTATATTCTTTATAAGATGCTTCATGAAGGATTTTCATTACTTGTCTGTATGAAGATTCTTCTTTTACAACTTTTTTAATTGGTTTATACCCGGCAGATTCTACGGTCTTTTTCATACTCGGATGCGGTTTTTGTTCATTATCATCCTCAAAATAGCGATTATCGTCTTCTTCAAATCCATAATCTACAAAAGATTCTCCAACATTAAAAATACCAACCGCAGTTGTTGATGATGATTCAGAAACTGTATGTTTTTTCTTTTTTGTATCTGGTGCAACTGTATATCCAAGAACTTCAGCGGTTTCCTTGTTTTTTTCTTCAAAATCTTCAGAATTTGCAGAAAAAGCTTTTGGAGTCTGATAACCAGCAACCATTCCAGTTACGGAAGTTTCGCCAATTTCTTTTTTAAATTTTTTAAAAGAATCTGATTCTTGTATTTGTTTTATAAATTTATGTACAGTCATAGTGTTTACCTAATGATTTGATTACGAATTAATGCATAAACTGTTCCAGAGTCAACTTTTACACTTGATAAAGAAAATTCAAATACTGATCCATTACTTGCACTCAAAACTGATAAAGGCATTGTTCCTCCATTTGAAAAAGAAGCTGTTCCCACAGTTCCAGGTGTTACAATTAATCCACCTAAACCGAAATTTGAAGCTGTGAAATCAGTTATACCCGTGGTACAAGTTATTGATTTATAAAATTTACCAGGGTGACCTTTTCTATCAAATTCATTTCTTTGGTCTGCTGGATAATTATATGGTTGTACTTCATTTGCTGACATTATTTACTCCATCTTTATAAATCATTTATTAGATCATAATAACGCATGAGTGCAAGAACGTGATTTTCATTTATCGTTTTTATAGTTTCGTATTGTTCTAAAAGCTCTATAACTTCTCTTAATTTTATTGAAAGCGTTTTATCGTTAATTGCTTTTATTTTTTTATTTAATATTTCTTTTATTTTCCTTGATTCGGTTTGAAGAAATATTTTAAGATTGTTTGTATTACTTACATT